AAAAACCAGACTGCGGACGCGGTTCGATTAGCATTTGGTCTTGCAATAACTCATACGCCCGAATCACCGTAGAAGCACTAATCCCCATATCGCTAGCGCATTGGCGCACCGATGGCACTCGCTCACCTGCCTGTAATAAGCCCGAAGCAATTTGATTGCTGATATGGTCAGCGACCTGTTGATAACGAGTTGCCATACAGTTTTCCATAAAAGCAGTACAGTTATGTAATTTAATATCTGTACTGTATCAATAAGAATAATCTAAAACTGTACTTAATATCGCATACCCATTAATTATGGCTGCCGCCATCACACGCGGTCGCCATTAAGGCCATGCTGGCGCGTAATGGTGTGAGTCTGCAACGGCTGTCCACGTTTGTTGTCGGTGGAGATGCGTTCGCCCAACGGGGGGACTCACAGGCGCTGACGATTGCTGAGCAATATTCGCAACTGGGCATCCATTTGACGCGAGCGAATATGGATCGCATCAACGGCGCGGCGGCAATATTAACTCTGCTGGGCGACCCTGATCGTGGTTTACCGGTGCGATTGCAGATTTCTGAACGGTGCGTCCACCTGATTGAATGTTTGCCATCGATGGAGCATGATCCAAAACGCCCTGAGGATGTGCTCAAGGTTGATGTTGACGATAATGGTGATGGCGGCGACGATCCATATGATGCGCTGCGTTACGGTGTTATGGCCGGGCAGGGTGTAAAGTCGTTTGTAATGCCGTACGCGTAATAATTGTAGGGGGGATGATGGTGAATTTAGCAGAGATGGCGTTTCTATCCTGGCAGGCGTCGGAGGAAATGCAGCATCAGCGTAATGTGATGTTGGCGCGCAACTACCATGAGGGCATTCAGGATACGTACCTGTCTCCCCGGTTGGCGGAGTTCCTGAACGTAAATGGCGATCACGAATTTAATCTTAACGTGTGCCGAACGGTGGTGAATGCGGTGGAGGAGCGCCTCATTTTGCACGGCGTGGATACGACAGAATCTGAGGACGCCGGTGATGGTCGCCGCGCCGTGGCCGAATGGTTGGCGGATGTGTGGGGCGCCAACGCGATGGACATGTTATATTCACATGTCCATGAGGGGGCGCTGCGAGATGGGGAATATTTCGTCATCGTGGATTGGGACGTGACGCGAGGCCGGCCGCGGATCATCCCTCATCAGCGTTACGTCGATCCGCGCGTCGGTGGGGATGGGTACGGTTGCAAGGCCCATTATCCCGATGGCGATACAAATCAGCCGATGTTGTTTGTGTCCAAACGGTGGATCGAGAAAATTGATGGGGGGCGAGCCAGGAACCGGCTCACGCTCTATTTCCCGGATCGGGTGGAGAAATATCAGAAAATCGGGAGCGACTGGGTGGCCTACCGGGATGAGGGTGATGAGGCGTGGCCGATACCGTGGGTGGATGCTCATGGGGAGCCGCTGGGGATTGCTGCGACCCATTTTCGGTCTACGCCTGACCTGCGCCCGGAGGCGTGGGATGCTATCCCGTTGCAGCGGGTGATCAACAAAGGGATCATTGATTTGATGGGGGCGGGCGATTTGTCCGCCTTCCAGATTTACGTCGCTCTGGGTTTCGTCCCGACGGCTGATGGGCAGTTGCCAAAACCGGACGGCTCTAACGCGGCGACGATTGCTCCGGCGAGCATCCTGGGAACAACGAGGAGCAAAGCCGAGGCCGACATGAAGTCGCTTGCAGGCGCCGACCTGCGTCCTCTTATTGAGTCGATTCAGGCGGCAATCGGCTGGTTGGCCGTGATCACGTCTACGCCTGAGGCCCGCCTCTCGTTTTCGCGCCAGATTGCCGCAGAGGGGACGCTCAAGGAACAAAATGAGGGGTTGTTTGCAAAAGTCCGCAAGCGCCGGGTGCTGTTTGACGCGGCGTGGAAGTCCGTTTTCAGGATGGCCAAACGATTAGAAAATACGTTCGGAACGGTGAGCCTGGATGATGAGGCTGAGATAATGATGCGCTGGGAGCCGGTGCAGGCCAGGGACACGCAGGACGAGCGGGACGAATGGCTGGTGAAACAAAAATTGGGCGTCCCTCTGGAGCAAATCTGGCGTGAGATGGGATACAGTGCGGATGAAATTGAAGCGATGATGCAGACGGATGAATATCAGGCCCGGTTGGCGTTGATGCAAGTTGGGCTGGATACAGGAGCGGGTTGATGGCTCTGAATGAGCATGAGCGCGCGGTGCGGGAGGCGCTGCGCACCAACCGGAAGCTGAAGGTATTGTTCGGCCAGTTGGGGACGCGTGAGCATCCGCGGGGGCGGGTATTGACGGCGTATCGGCAGGCCCGGCGGGCGCTGAAGGGAAACGTTGCGCGCTTGCCGGTGGTGCGCGATGTGTTGGGAGAGTTGCGCACCACGTTAGCCGGGGTGGCGATGGATGCGTTGACTGAGGCTGAGCGGATCGGTCTGCAACAGGCGAGGACGACGCTGGCCGTGTACGGTCTGCCAAACTACGTGGAGACGCCGGGGGTCAGTGATGAGTTTGGCGCGTGGATGGCGGTGTACGATGCGCAGGCGGCGGCGGTGCTGGCGCTGGCCGCCGCGGACGATGAGGCGACGATTCTGGGTGATGCTGGCCGCGTAGGGACGCTGTCGCCTGCGCCGGTGGTGCGTGAGGGGGCCAGGTGGTTGGCGGTCGCTGCGTTGGCGTCGCTGACAATGGGGATTGATGCCGGTGTGACCAGAGGCGGCGCGCAGGGTGACTACATGCGCCAAGCCGTGGCCGCCATCGATGAGCGAACGACAAACTGCTGCCTGCGCGTGCACGGCCAGGTAACGGAGATCCGGGGCAAATTCACACTGACGGGGACGCCGAGATGGGCCGACAAGATGACGGGTCCGCCGTTTCACAATTTTTGTCGGACGTCTGTGGCGCTCGTGCATGTGGATGACGTAGATGATGAGTTGAGCGTAACCATGCGTCAGGCGGGCCGGGCGGAGTTGGCAGCCAGGAAAGATACGGGAGAGCACCGGGTGATACATCCGGCGAGTGCGACGAGTCGGCGATGACTGCTCAGGATGCGCCGGCCGGGCCGAGAGAGATGAAGACGATGGAGGGGGATGAACGATGAGAGCGGAAATTCGGGAGGATTTTACGCTGTATGTTGTTGCGGAAACGCCTGTTGAGGTTATCGCATTGCGTGAGATTGCTGGTTACGGGGAGACGCTGGAGCGAAAAGATGGCGAATCCTGCGAGGAATATGTTCAGCGGATTTATGGGCGGATTGTGATTGATTGGAGCCTGAAAGATCATAATGATGCGAGGACGACCCATACATCAAAATCAAATCGCTGATGATCCGTGGTGGCGGCTGTGGCTGGCTGTGGTGGAGCGGGCGCGAAAGGACGCGTTCGGGATTGGGCTGACGCATGAGGGGCACCCTGACGCAGTGCAGGAAGAGGCGAGGGCGTGGCTAGACGAGTTGAAAAAGGAGATGGGTGTGCTATAATGGAGGTGCGTCGCCCCTGTGGAATGGCTCCACGTCATTCCATCGGGGAGCAGGGGCGGCGTTTAATCACTGCGGGGAGCCGTGGAGGCAAGCCAGGCCCATAACCTGGACATGGTAGGTTCGATTCCTGCCCCCGCAATTGTCATATTTCATTGTTAAAAATTCAGGAGGTTTAGCGAGATGCTGATTGACAATAGGCTGCGATGGCCGGGACCAATGTTTGAGGCCGACACCGGGCGATCCGGCGACGGCGAGGATGTGGGTGATGATGCGGCCAATGATGACGCCAACGCTAGCGATGGTGGCGAGATGCCGACCGTTGAGAGCCTGGCGGCGGAACTGGCGCAGACGCGTGCGGCGCTGAGGCGCGCCAACAAGGAGGCGGCGGAGCGGCGGAAGAGATTGCAGGCTATCGAGGAGGCCGAGGCCAAACGCAAGGAGGCGGAACTGTCTGAGGTCGAGAAGGCCAAGAAACGGGCGGAAGAGGCCGAGGCGAGGTTGGAAAAACTGCAATCCGAGATGGAGCAGCAGGCAATCCGACACGCCATGATGATCGAGGCCAGCAATTTGCATTTTTACAACCCGGAGGAGGCGATCCGCCTGGCTGATCTGTCGTTGGTCGAGATCGACGACGAGGGCCGTGTGAAGGGGGCCAAGGCCGCGCTGGAGGCGCTGGCGAAACAGTCGCCTTACCTGATCAAGTCCGCCGGGCCGGGGGACATCAACTCTCAGAGCGGCGGGCGGCAACGCACGCCGTCTGTGAGTGATGTGATCGCCGCCAAACGGGCTAATGGGATGTACACGTCCCTATAGGCGCCTCTTCGTCGCAATGAGCATGATTGAGAGATAAGGAGTTTTCAAAATGGCGCTTGTAACACGAGTGACCGACGCAGGAATGGACGCCAGCACAGGCATGTTCGCCCCTCAGATCACCGGTCTGATGGCTGGCGAGGACCTGGATGTAGCTGCACCGTGCTACATCAAATCCAGCGATGGGATGATCTACATGTCGAAGGGCACGGCAGCGAACGAGGCCGCTGAGGTGGTCGGGTTCACGCCGCGGGCCGTTGTGGCCGGGCAACCTGTCACACTGTTTGGACACGGGACGCGTTTCCGCTATGGTTCCGGGCTGACGCCGGGAGATGTGTACTACATCGCAACCACTGCGGGACGGCTGTCAACGACGCCGACCACTGGCGACGCCGATGGGGTTGCGCAAGCGCTCACCCCTACCGACATCCGGGTGATTCGGGACGCGTAGCCCCGGCTGAAAGATAAGGAGTTGTAAAATGGCACTACATACAGGCACGTACGACATTAGCACTCTGCTGCGAACCGATTTCCAGTCAGTGGCCGAGTTTGGGTTGGACAAGCTCTCAGATGTGCTGACGGCGGACCTCGCCGCTCACAATGCAATCGTGATGGACATGGTAGGGAGCATGGCGGAGGTGACGACAGACCGCCAACGGCCTTACGGGGCTTCCGTCAACGGAGACATGATCGAGGTCGATGAATATGGGCGCGCACCTACCCAGAAGGCCAAGCCCGGATCGACGGTCGGCTTCCCCCTGCGGCTGTTCCAGTATCCTGTCGGCTGGACCGACAAATGGTTCCAGAACCACACGCCGGCCGACATGGCGGTTCTGGTGCAGGCCGCGGAAAAAGCGCACCTGCGCCGCATCCAGTCTCAGATCAAGAAGGCCGTCTATCTGAGCGCAAACTACCTATTCGTCGATTTTCTGGTGGACAATGTCGGAATTCCCATAAAACGCCTGGTGAACGCAGACGGGGCTGGCATCCCTGACGGGCCGAACGGTGAGACGTTCGATGGCTCCACGCACACCCACTATAACGCGTTGGCTGGCGGGTCGTTGACGGAGGCGGACGCGGCGGCGCTGGTCAACGATGTGGTTGAGCATGGCCATGGCGGTGATGTGAAGATCGCCATTGCCCGCGCCGACGAAACCACCTGGAGAGCATTGCCAGGATTCCAGGCGTACCAGGACCCCCGCATGGTGTTCCGCGCGACCGACACGCCTGCGTCCACCCTGGATGTTACTCGGATGAACAACCGGGCCATCGGCATCCTGGAGGGGGCGGAGGTGTGGGTCAAGTCCTGGGCCGTCGCCAATTACGCCTTTGCCTGGGATTCGAGTGGGCCGTCACCGCTGGCATTCCGGCAGCGGTCGGCAACTGCGCTTCAGGGCCTACGGATCGCCTCCACTATCAGCACCTTCCCGCTGATGGCGGAATACATGGAGGCGGAATTTGGCCTGGGCGTTTGGGAGCGAACAAATGGGGCCGTGCTCTACACCGGCGGCACCACGTACACTGATCCGGAGCTGTAGCCGAAAAGCGCAGGGACCCCCTCCTGCGCTTTTACAATGAGGGTGGTAACAATGAGCGAAACAGTGCC